CTCGGGTCCCATTGGACTCAACTGTCCGACATTATTTTCGGGTTCCCCTAACACTTCAAAAGGTTAGGGACCCCCTATGGCCTTCCTAAACAACCCAGTTGATAGCTGAGTTCCCTCTAGCAAAGAGGGGTCTTAGACTACAAATTCCAATCTACACTGACAGGGCAAGGCCCACCTAAGCGACCACCCAATAATGGCTTCCGTCTTACTATCACTAGCGACATCTACTGCTTAGACAGGATCTAACCTCCCTATCACCTACTAAGGGGAGCGGAGGACGCGGATAAGTGACTTCAGTAAACGAATTAACTTACCCTCTTTAGACCGGAACCGCGTTTCCTTGGCCCGGACATCAAAAGGGAGAAACTCCTTTAAAGATGCCAACTCATCACTAACCGCCCACCACTCCTGCATGAACGATACGATATCGTCCATACATTCATGGTTCCCCTTCACCATCTCCTTAGCGACCGGATCCAGTTGGACCACCGGCTTAACTCTTCGTCCTAAATCATCTAGGGACCCCAAGATCGCAACATATAACCTACGGTATATAACCGCCCACCAGTAAACGTCAAACCCGTCTAGGGTCAGCGCTTCTGATTGGAAAGTATATACCGAGGATCGAACCCTTTCGATCTTTTCGGCTACAGAGATCGTCACCTTATCCCGTATACATTGGTATACGGCATAGGGATCGCGGTTCTCAGAGTTCAATGACAGCAAATCTATCATCTCCCTCCAAGAAACCACCGACCAAGGAGAAACCCCCGGACTCCTTAGGACCAGCAGCAACCCTAGGACTCTTCCATTCAGGCGTGGGAACGGGGTGGTTACCCGCCCTTGAGCCCTATATCCGAATCCTGCGGCACGCAAGACACTAGAGAGCTTAGGCTCCCAAACCATCCCCAATTTCCGTACAAGCTCAACCAATATGGGAAGGTGAAACTTCCCAAGGGCGAACTCAAGTAAGGAAACTGGAGACGTGTCCTTCCCTTTAAGGAAGAACCGCTTGGCGAACTCGCAACTACCTCGACCCACAAGGGTCTTAGCAATCGAGATCCGGACCCCTAAACCCTTCAGTATCTCCCTATACCGCACGGCAACGAGGCGGTTTGCAATCACCACATCGTCCCCTAGGATGGCATAAGCCGTGAACCAACCAGTCTTCCCTACCTCCCGAGCAGCACACTGGACTATCATATGATGAACCAGAGCCAACATCGCCCAAGAACTATAAGCCCCCATGGGTTGTCCAACCGCGTATCGAACGTTCCCAGAACGCGGCAGCCCCTCTTTGACCTCGATGGTCTCAAAGCGGTCTGATGAGAGATCGTAATAGAAATCACGATCCCTCAACAGTTTCCCCCAAAGGTCACCCATAGAACTTGGTAGAAGTTGGTTCAGTAGAGCCACTTGCACCTCCCATGGCACCCTATCTGTAGCAGCTTTCAGATCGAAAGAATAACAAACCTCATTAGGGAAATCTCTAACCAACGCTCTTACAGGAGCTAATTGATCAAAGGTTCCGTCCTGAGGTATCCTTCGAAGAACTGAAAACAACCACAGATGGAGCGGACGCAGAACAATCTGCGTCCAATAGTCTACTATAGCGAATACCCGAACCTTACCTGGTTCTTCCTTCACCCCAAGCTTTCCCAATCGGCCTCCCTCTCCCGTAAGTGGACGGGAAGTCCTAGAAGGACTGTCCGCCCATAACAAATAAATGTCATCGGCTTCTGAAGCAAGACGCTCCATAACCGACTTAATGGAGAGAGAGTCAACGATCTCTAGCCACGTAACCAGTACCCCCCAGAGTGGATTCTTAGTCCACACTAGGGCGTCGTACCAGCACATACCTAGAGACGTACTATTATTCCGAGAGTTAGGCCCAGAGGTCCGGACCGAGAAATACTCCACCTTCAAAGCTTCCCGCACGGCAGTTTCCGACAAGGGAAAAACATCCCAAGCCATCAACTGACGGACGAAAAATTCTGAATACCTGGACACGCGTCTAACCACACGGGACGATCCCTCAAATGGGGCTATAATCGTATCCACACTAAACACCCCCTTAAAATCCAATACCCTATACAAACCAAATAGGGATAACCAAGCTCTCACAATTAAGTGATCACCGGATCGGATTCGCCGACGATGCTCAATGGGAATAATCCTGGGCAAACCAGACTTAGTCCGGCTAACCGCTGGCCCGAGAACGGTTACGTCCTTATGCTTCTTACCCGCTGTAACGGACATCAGTAAAATACTGTAAGCCTTCAAACGCAAACACAATCCTCGGACTCCCTGAGTTCTCATAATCCACCCACAATGCCACGCGAAACGATAGAGTATCTTCACCCAAGACGACAAGGAAGCCCCACCCACTAGACCAATAAAACTTAGCAGTTTTAAGGCTAGCGGGCGACCAGCTTTTACACTGTTCTGCCAACTAAGTCTGACAGCTGGACTTAATTCAGAGAAATAAGTCAAGTTGTTCATTTTCAATTATTATATAATAGCTTAGCACTTCAGTTTCCCTTGTGGGGACTGCAGGCACCTTATCCAAGGACGGGGCTACCGCTGTGGTTGCCTGATCCTACACTACTCCTAACTAGATCCCCGGGATCCTCCGATCATCGCTTGAAACCTCCGTACTGTCCTCCGAAGAGCGCCGTGAGACTCCAAGACCCGACTGTTCCGGATACCCATTTCCACGAGACCCCATTCTCGCGTTTTGCCCCTTAAACTACAGGGCTCTTCTACTTAGAAGAGTGCCGATCAGGTACCACTATCACCGTCAGCGAGAGGCTGTTTTCAACCTTTCGGTATCTACTCCTTAAAAGGAGCTGTTAAATGGGAAACACCCATTTCCAGCATGACTGACGCGTAATGGATATCGTACCTGAGGCACGAGACCATACTCGTCCTCTCCGATGGACCAGACTCAACGTCCGATACTACATCTGAGTAGAACAAGCAG